ATCAGCGTGGTTTTCGCCCCCACTACTTTGTGGGTGATACTTACAATTCTGAGGAGATCAGTCAGGATCGCATGACCCTTCAGGAGTGTGAGGAATATGTTAGGGGCTATAGGGACAACCAGGCAGCAGGTAACTTCAAGGATTGGGGCTAATATGGGCTATCGTACACTTCCCCTGCGTGAGCAGAAATATGGTCCGCGCAAGGGACTTGAGGGCCCGTTTGATTTCAGTGGTCATATACTGTACTACGATACCAAAGCAGGGCAGTACTACGATCCTACAACAGACTTCTATGTGGAGCAGTCTGAAATGGATCTTATAAATCAAAGACTTATAGACATTCTAAGTCGTTGATTTTGTTGGATTTATAGTTCTTGACCTAGGGTACGATTTTTCGTATACTAGTATAGTTGATTGATTATTTACTAACGGAGTATTTTATGTCAGTTGTTCTTGTTAAGTATGGTATGTATCGCGGGATTCCCGTGATCAATACCCAGTTTACTTTGGTTAAGGGTTTTCAGACAGGCAAGAAGGGTAATTACATCACTGTGCGTAACGGCGGTGTGTTCCCGATTGCTATTGATGTTGTGAAAATCAAAGTTGAGGATCAACATGATTTTGAGTTTGTGGGCGGTGCTGCCCCTGCAAACGTCAGTCAGTTTGTCCCGGCTCCTGTCGTTCAGGAGACTGATGACGAGGCAATGAATCGTATTGCTACCCGCTTTGCGATTCTTGATGAGATGTCTAAGGCTACTACTAACGGTGGCATTCGTGCTATGATCGTGAGTGGTCCCCCGGGTGTTGGTAAGTCGTTTGGCGTTGAGCAGCAGTTGGAGAAGGCTTCAATGTTTGACCGTCTTGCTGGCAAGACTCTCAAGTATGAAGTTGTCAAAGGTGCTATGACGGCTCTTGGTCTCTATGCTACATTGTTCAAGCATAGCGACAAGAATCACGTATTGGTGTTTGACGATTGCGATAGCGTACTCATGGATGACTTGTCACTTAACATTCTCAAGGCTGCACTTGATAGTGGCAAGAAGCGGCGCATTTATTGGAATAGTGATTCTAGCATGTTGCGGCGTGAGGGTATCCCTGATGCGTTTGACTTCAATGGGTCGTGCATCTTTATCACTAACATTAAGTTTGAGAACTTGCGTAGCAAGAAGTTGCAGGACCATCTTGAGGCATTGCAGTCGCGCTGTCACTTTTTGGACTTGACGATTGACACCGAGCGCGACAAGTTGTTGCGTATCAAGCAGGTGCATCGTGATACTGACGGCGGACTCTTCCGAGATTACGGGTTTGAGTTTGACGAGGGTGATCAGGTCATGCAGTTCATGTGGGACAACAAGGCAAAGTTGCGCGAATTGAGTATGCGCATGGCACTTAAGATTGCTGATCTTGTCAAGATTAGCCCCGCTAACTGGCGTGCGCTTGCTGAGTCAACAGTTATGAAGCGAGGTTGATACTCCGTTTATCGCTTCAAGGAATGGGCCCCGAAAGGGGCTCATTCTTTTTTTTTAAATTAAAGCAAAAATCATTAAATATTTTTATGATTGTTAATAACGTCGCCAACCATGAAATATTTGAATTTCAAAGTGATGAAATTTTGGCACAAAGTGTCCTAACCGATATTTTACAATCTGACATTCACTACACCGAAAATTTAATTTCTAGTACCACTAAAGCAGGTGGTTCTGGTTACAAAAAAATCTCTGATACAGAAATGGTTTGTTATTATAATAAAGAGTTGTTTGATTGGATACAAAGTTGCCTAGACGAAGTAACTAAAAAATATTTTGAAAAAAATACTACTTTAAAAATTTGCGATTCTTGGGTCACTAAGACTCAAATGGGACAAATTTCACACAAACATAAACATGTATTATCAATCTTTAGTGGGTTATACTATTTGACAGATCATAATTCATCCAATACAATATTTTACTTTGATGATCCAGTGCAGGCTTTTTTCTCTCCGTTATTGGGTGAGCATGTAATGCCCAATAAAGAGATTGAATTTAAGAGTAAACCCAAAATAGGTAAATTACTTATATGGCCGAGTTACATACAACATAGTGTAGAAGTCCATAGAGAGCATAAGGTGAGATATACTATTGCGTTTAACACCTTTGTTGATGGAAAAATAAGTTCGTGGAAATCTAGAGTTTTACACAACAATGTAAATGGTATAGAACTGCAAACCCCGCTTAAAATACCCCGCACAAGTTGACTATCTTGTTAAATTGTGTATAATTGAATGATGCAAACTAAAGAACAATTGCTTTATTATATGTTGGGTGGTCACATCCATTTAAGTAAAAAGGATTATGGGTTTTTTAAAAATCTACAACATTTGATTCATGATAATAAAAAAATTACATCTAATCAGGTAAAATTATTTGACAAATTGTTACTCAAATATCAACGTCAACTTAAAAAAAATAATTTGGATATAGATCACTTGATTAAGTTATTGTGGAACGTTGAAGTAGTAGAAACCTTACCGGAATATCTAGATGCAAAAATATCTATTGTTGAAAACATCATACAAGTTAAATTGCCCTTCAACAACAAATTTATACAGTATTTCAGAAAATTATATCTGAACCCTTTTGTATGGAATAAAAAAATTAAAGCATATGAAGCAGAATATTCTACACATGCTTTCAAAACAGCCTTCCATAGCGTTAGTAAATTCTACAATGATGTCAAATGTTGTCAGGTAAGTGATCAACTTTTATCAGATTTAGAATGTTATAAAAAAGTAAAATACTGGACTCCTACTTTGGTTAAATCAGGAAATACATTTTACATTGCTGCTATTAATGAACATTTACATGATTGTTTAAAGGATATATCTTTAAACGATGACCCTATTACACTATTTAAATTATCAGGGTACGCTATTAAAACTGACGAAAGTATTTTAGGTGACGATAAGTTTAAAAAATTTGCTGCCAATTATTTGACAGAAATTGATCTTGAAGAAATAGATATCATGGCTGAGTGGTTAAAATTTCTCAAAGTAGATCAAGTTTTCACTGCCAGAGATATCATATATAATAAAACAATTAGCAGTGAGGTTAAAACGGCGTTGAATAATAATGAGTTGATTTTGAAAAGTTATACAACAAATATTGATGATAACTGTGTAAATGTAATGATTAAAAATACTACCCATTCATATATGAATATTAAAAATATAGAAAAAATTATACATATTACCAATTCAAGAACAATCAATGTCAAATGAGACATATAGTTTGTGGGCGTTGCCAAAATAAGTTTATATGCAACAGTACAGAGAAAGAATGTTGGTGTTTAAAACTCCCCTATATCCCATTAACAGAAACCGACCAATTTAAAGATTGCTTGTGTGAGAAATGTCTGATAGAATTACATAATGCGAAAAGCAAAAATAATAATCAAGGATGAAGTCAATTGCAAGATAGAAGGTCTTGAGTTAGACTGCCGTAAGGCATTGATGCGCAAGTTTGAGCATGAAGTGCCCGGTGCGCGTTATCTACCCGCGGTACGCCTTGGTCGTTGGAATGGTAAGGTAAGTTATTGTAGTATAGCAGGTAGCACATATATCAATCTTATCCCAGATATCGTGCCCATACTACAAGAATATGACTATGACATTGATCTTGTAGACCTGCGCGAATATCAAACATCATATAGTTTTGAACTGATCAAAGAAGATAGTTTCAGCGATAAGGCTTGGCTTAAAGGTCACACACAAGAAGGCGAGCCTATTATATTGCGTGATTATCAGGTAGAGATCATCAATAACTTTTTGAGTAATCCGCAATGTATTCAAGAGGTCGCCACAGGTGCAGGCAAGACTATCATGACCGCTGCACTAAGTAAAAGTGTAGAGTATTATGGGCGCAGTATCGTCATCGTGCCAAATAAAAGTCTGGTAGTACAGACTGAAGCAGACTATATCAATCTTGGATTAGATGTTGGTGTGTACTTTGGCGATAGAAAAGAATACAACAAGCAGCATACCATCTGTACTTGGCAAAGCCTCAATAATTTATTGAAAAATACAAAAGCAGGTGAAGCAGAAGTCAACATCAAAGAGTTTATTGAAGATGTTGTTTGTGTCATGGTTGACGAGGTGCATATGGCCAAGGCTGATGCATTGAAGCAATTATTGACAGGCCCATTCAGCCAGATACCCATTCGTTGGGGACTGACTGGGACTATACCTAAGGCTATATATGAGCAAGTCAGTTTGCTTGTGAGTCTTGGCCCCGTCATTGGGAAACTCAGCGCAGCAGAACTACAAGAGAAAGGTGTATTGGCACAATGTCATGTCAACATCGTGCAGTTCAAAGACGGAGTAGAGTTTACCAACTATCAAAGCGAATTGAAACATTTGCTTGAAGATGAGAAACGATTAGACAAGATCGCACAGTTAGTTGACAAGATCAAAGACAGCGGTAATACACTAGTGCTTGTTGATCGTGTCAATGCAGGTCGTGAATTACAATCACGTATCACTGACAGCGTATTCATATCCGGTGAGACAAAACTAACGGAGCGTAAAGAAGAATATGACGAGATTAAGACTAGCGATACTAAAGTTATTGTTGCCACTTATGGAGTTGCTGCTGTGGGTATTAATATCCCTCGCATTTTCAATCTTGTTCTTATTGAGCCCGGCAAATCATTTGTCAGAGTTATCCAATCGATTGGACGCGGTATTAGAAAAGCGGAAGACAAGGATCATGTAGAGATTTGGGATATTACAAGCGATTGTAAATTTGCTAAACGTCATTTAACACAACGCAAAGCATATTACAAAGAAGCAAAGTATCCATTTACATTAGAGAAACTTGACTACTAAGAATTAATGTAGTAAAATTACAACATGCATATACTAACATTAGAAAATCAATATTATAACCTAGAGACACTTCCAGACGAGATAGATGATTTACGATTTGCTATACTGGATAATAGCAACCCACAAAACGTAGACTATCACTATATCCCTCTCATTTTTTTAGAGAGTTTCAATACTCCTGCACTAGTTTTAACAGTGGGTAATCGTACAATCAAAATGCCATTAGACTGGCAAGTATTGATTGGCGAAAAAGATCACGGTGATCTGGAAACACTACCATTGAGCAGTCTCAATGATCGTGGTTTCAGTGCATTTGAGTTCAACCCTTTGAGTTCATTTAGTCCTACTTTTGTACCTATTGAAATCGTGGATATCTATCACGATGTGACATGGTATGCACCTAGATTGCGTAACGGTCAATTCTTATGTGTTCCTATTGACGATGGTCCTAAACCACGTTGTGTATATTTCGTAAAAGAGATCAGTCGCAACTGTGAGATTGTTGATTACAACCAAGTATTTTGAGGTGTATCATGAAATGGTTTTATAAATGGCTTGCTAAAAAGTGTCAACAAGCATTGAATAGTGAACACGAACTTGTGAAAGAACCGGACATTATGCCCGCAACAAAAAGCAATCGCATAGATAATGAAAGAACTATGACACTCAATATCACCAAAGCAAATGGTGGCTGGGTCATTGAGCATCGTCAATACGATAGACACAAGGACCGTAGCAATAGTAATGTACATATCATTACTGATGACAAGGACCTTGGAGAAGAGATCGGTAAGATTATTACCTTTGAGAGTCTATATAAGTGAAATACGGTATCAAAGTTCCACTAGCACTAGATCATCATGGTGAATATAATGATTGGTTGTGGGTAACACAAGGTGATAGCAAGTTTCATCTAGCTCCTTTATTGTTTGAGACTAAACAAGAAGCGGAAGATTATGCCTTGAATACTTGGGGTGAAAATGCTAAAGTAGAAATGTATGGCGAAAGCAAAGACTCCTAAAGATGAACAATTAGAAAAGCAAGACTTTGACTTGTTTGAAGCCTTAGCCGCCATTGATAAGAAGGATTATGGTTATTTTGATAAGTTGACTGAAGAACAACAAAGAAAGTTTAGTCCTTATATGCTTGTGCGATGGATGAGCGGTATAAAAGGAAATACGGCACTACAGCAATATCACGTATTAAGCACAAACGAATTTGCTAATACACATTTGTTTGGTGAATTTATAAGCAAACATCCTAAGTTACAATGGCTTATGCTTTGTGCTAGTGGATTAGGAAAAGGTAAACAGTTTCATCAATTTTTAAAGAATAATAAGTTAGATGATAACGATCTTATAAACTTTCTTAGTAAGGTGTATCCAACAAGCAAGATGTCAGATTTAAAAATTTTAGCATCATTAATTACAGTTGAAGAACTTGAGCAGTACATTCGTGATTCAGGCAACTAAATTCAAATGTGATTTTTGTGATAAGGAGTTTTTGCGAGAAACTACCATCGCCAAACATATGTGTGCACCTAAACGCAGGTGGAACGATAAAGATTTATCGGCAAATCGTATAGGATTTAACTCTTGGATTCAGTTTTACGGTAAACATAGTAGCAAAAAGAAAAAAGATTACTTAGAGTTTATGAAAAGTGCTTACTACGGAGCATTTGTAAGGTTTGGAAACTATTGTTCGGATGTACAAGTTGTAAATGTTTCTAGGTATATAGACTGGTTACTTAAAAATCAAATTAGCATTGATACTTGGAATCGGGATACTGTTTATACAAAATTCTTAATAGATCATTTGAAAACGGAAGATCCCTTAGACGCTATTGCTCGTAGTATAGAAACGTGTGTGCAACTAGCCGAACAATTTAAAATTAAGACCAGTGATGTATTACGTTATGGAAATGTAAATAAGATTTGTTATGAAATAACAAAGGGAAAAATTAGCCCTTGGATGTTGTATCAAAGCCAAAGCGGGTTAAAGTTTATGGAAAGTTTAGACAGTACACAACAAAAAATGATACTTGAATACATCAATCCAGAACAATGGGCTATCAAATTTAAGAAACACAAAAATGTTATAGATGAAGTCAAACAACTATTAAGTGCAGGCGGATACTGAATGACAGATTTAAAAAACACACTTGAGCAAGGAGAAGGTTACAAGATATTTTCAGGATTTATTCCTTCTCTTTTGATTGCAGATTATAAAAAAATACTTAACCAACTATCTCCGGTACGTGCCAGCAGCAGTAAAAAAGTATATGCTGAACGCGATAATATCAAGAACTTAGAAGATATCAGCGTATGGTGGAGTCAAACTGTTGAAAATTTTGATGAGTTCAAAAAAATTAGAAAGTTAGTAGATCCTGTCATACAAAATAATTTTCCTAATTTAGTATTCTATGCAAGTGATACTGTAACCATTAATTCAAAAAGTCAATGGATAAGTCCTCACGTAGATACTCCTCATAGATTTGAGCAATGGAACTATGATAAAAGATTATTAGGTATTCAATGTATTATTACATTAGAAGATGTAACGAAAGAAAATGCTGCTACAGGATTAGTTCCATTTAGTCAAAAGCGCGACTTTGAAATTAATAAATGTTATACAGGAGTATATGATCGCTGGTTCTTAGATAATTGTAAACAGCATGATATGCCCAAAGGTAGTTTATTGCTATATAATTGCAGGGTTCTACATAGCAGTATGCCTAATAATAGCGATAAATCTAGACCTGCTTTATTGCTAAACTACCTTGATCGCAGTATTATACCTGATGTAATGGCAGTAGATAATATTTGGACTAGTAATGGTAAACGTTCCTAAAGATTTTCAAGACTATGATGACGATGATAGTGAATTGGAAAAAAGATTATCACGTTTCAAGTATTGGACAAATCTAAAGAATCTCAAACTAGAGTTTTATAACGAAACACAAAGTAGAGATCATAGAGAATACACTATATGGTTGGAAAACAAATATGGGTTCAGACCAATCGAAACAAATGAAGGAATGATGACTGATGACTATAAGGTACTTGACGAGAAGAAATTTATAGTGTATATTCTTAAGTATGGCAAATGATTTAATGATAGATTTGGAAACATTGGACACAAGTCCTTATTGTGTTATCCTTACTATTGGCATTGTAAGGTTCGATCCTTATGGTGAGGGTATTGTTGAAGGCTGGACATTGAAGCCTACAATTGAAGATCAAACAGAAAAATATAATCGTATCATCAACGACGATACAATACGCTGGTGGAGTACACAAAGTCCAGAAGCATTAGACGAAGCCATGAGCGATGATGATAGATTGCCACTAAAAGATTGTATGGAAATATTATACAAATTAGGATGGAATCGTAGAGCAGTATGGAGTCACGGTGCTCCGTTCGACGTTGTTGCTTGTGAAACTGCTATGCGTAGCACATTGACTGATAGACCAAATCCTATACCATGGCCTTTCTATACTGTTAGAGATACACGCACATTGTTTGAGATTGCCGGAGTAAAATTGCGTGATGGTGGGCATGTTACTACGCACAAAGCTGTAGAAGATGCTGAACGTCAGGCTATAGTTGTACAAGAGGCATATAAAAAACTGGGTTTAGTTAGGTGACTAGGCGTCACATAATGCCATATAAACTTTACAAAGAAATGTTGATATGGTTGACAGAAAATGTGCAGCCTAATTATCATAGTAATAGAGATCACTTTGCTAGCAGTTCAGTTAGTCAATTTATAGAATGGCGCAGTGTAGATAAAGAAAGTTGGATATTACGCATAGTAGGTAATCCACCTAAAG